CAGACGCAAGGTTCTCACCATAGACGTGGCGCATAGCAGCAACACGTACTGGGGATTGGACACCGAGGATGGTGCCCTCCTTGATTTGCTTCTCAAGTTCCTCGTTCGTCATCGACCGAGCAGCGGCCTCACCCTCAACCTGTTCCTTGATGTTCTGCTTTTGCTGCAGAGCGGACAGAGCTGCTTGAGTGGTTGGGGAAGCAAGGGCCGCAGCCAGTTGCACCGCCTTCAAGGAGTTCGGATCGTTTCGAGCTTGCTCAGTTTGAATGTTTGGGGCCGCAACAGTTTGCAGTGCCTCAGCACGGGGATCATACCCCACTTGGACTCGCGCCATAAATGTTCCTTAGATTACCGTGTCCCGCGAGGGATTGGATTTTTGTAGTCGTAATATGCTGTTCCAATGCGGAGGGCAGCGCCTGCATAGTCAGGAGCAGCGGGAGTCTTCAGTTGGTTGATCTGACTCGCAGCGTTGATGCCGATGTTCTCGCGTTGGTTGTTGATGGCCATCTCAGCGTTCTCGTAGTTGGTCACTACGGAGCTGGTGTATCGGCCACTCTTACCGCTGAGTTCAGCTAGGAGGGCATCTACGGATGTACCGGAGATTCCATTCTCACCAGCAGACACTACGGCAGTGGCATCAGCACCACGAGCATTGAGGTTGTTCTCTTCGAGCTTTTGGATGCCAGCTTCACGCTGCTGCATGTGTTCCAGGTTTGTCTGGTTCACGTTTGCAGCCATGGCCTTCATGCTGTTTTCGTATTGACGGTCATTGACCTTGTTCTGATACGTTACGTTCTTCTGTTGTGCGTCAATCGAGATAGCTGTGGTAGCAGCCGTCAAGATGAACATACTTACTGGATCACACATTCTGGATCACCTTATAAAATTCAATGAAAAACTCACCGTCTGGTCCATGTTGTTGGGGTTCTTTGAAGGTAAACCCCAACCATCGCAGCCAGCGGATGTGTTCAGTATTCTTTGTCCACGCAATGTTGTAGAGGAACGTGTGTCCTTCAGACATCTCATCGAGAAACGCAAGGCTCTCCCTAAGGAACTGCTTACGGATCTTGAGAAGCAATGGAGAGGCGAGCATCCATGGGATACCCACCTCACCCTGCTTGCCCCCTACCCCAAAGATGCACACCACCTCACCATCCAAGAGGACGGTGCGGTTGTAGTTGCACTGGAGGTAGGCCTGCCTAAGAGCCTCTTCAGGAGTCTTACGTGCCAGGTGCCAGATCTCGTCACGATCCTCCTGCCTCATGGTGACACTGAGTTCAGCGACATCACGGAGGTGGGTAGGACGGACTTCGATGTTAGATGGCCTGACTACGTTTGACGTAGAAGCCTTCCCAGTCTGCACTGAGGAATGAACTTGGGAGTGGGCTGTCATTTTCTAGAACGATTGAGGTGCCGATGTTGCGGCTAATGATTGGAATCTGGAAACGACCAGAGCTAATGCTGTAACGACCGACAACCGCAGCCTCCCCTAGGACTTTCCCAGAGAACACATAGGTGTACGTATCGCGACCAATTGGTGTGACGGTGGCTTTGAAATAGCCAGCATCAGCGTAGTTGAATGCGATCTTGCGGAGCTGCAGACGACCCTCAGTGTCACTCTTCTGGCCACCACCCTGTTGGGCGGTGCGGACAGTAACGGTCGAGAGTTCATACTTGAAGAGGTACTTGCGGCCAAAGGCAATGGTGGCACCAGTGATGTTGCCCTGGACTTTGGCAGTGGAGCCATCCCAGATCACATCATAGATCTCACCAGCCTTGAGGGTTGGATGATCCTTGACCACAACCACATACTCACCAGTGCTGGGGGTGTACCCCAAGCTGGTCAGGTTGATCGTTGTGTGGCCTGAACTGAACGTGAGGTCGTCAGCATCAAGTTGCACCTTACGATCCAAGTGGACGGTGTAGGGTTCATCAGGGCCAATATCGCCAACGGACACACCCACCTTCTCGAAGTAGGCACCATCAGCACGGTTGACCACGAGGTACATCTCAGAGCCAATGAAGTCCACGTTCAGGATCGTAGTGTCAGACCCGAAGGTCCACTTAGACCACGAGCTTTGGAGCTTGTCGTTGTTGGCCCAGAAGTATTTGTAGACATACAGGGCAGATGGATCATCCGATGACAGAGCCACCAGGATGTCCTCGTTGGTCGCTGAGGTGATCTTGAAGATGTTCGCTGGTAGGTACTTAGGCACATGGCCGGTCACATCCATCGAGTCGTTGCCGATGTTATTCACGTCAGCGAAGTACTCACGGACAGCCGAGTAGTCACCCTTGTCCACCGCGAAGTAGACGTTCTTACCAATGCCTATCGGTTTCGCTACGGTGTTGCAGGGGAACTCAGTGGCGACCTTAAGGCCTACCGTCTTGGGGGTCAGGAGATCATTCTGGTCCACCACGAACTGGGTTTGCTCAGAGAACAACAGGAGCTGCTTGTTGAAGGGCACCGCATGTTTGAGCAGAGACACCTTCGTGTGGCTAGCGTTCACGTCAATGGGGTCTGAGTCCAACAGTTGGGTGACCGTAGTCCGCATGAAGTTGAAGTAGGAGCCAGCCTCAGAGAACACCACGGCCTCATCAGCGAGGAAGCCTAGGCGGTTACGGTAGAAGAAGATGTCGGCAATGGCATGGCCCACGAAGGACGAGAATGGGTTGGAATCATCATCACCCACCACGCGGCTCTTGTAGGTTGCCTGCTTGAAGGTGAACGTACCATCAGCCTCACGCACCAGGATGTGAGGCATGGTGGCTGCGTTGAAGGATGAGAGGATACCAGGGGCTGGGCATTCCTGCCAGACACCTACGCCCGTGGTTCCGTTCACAGTGTTGAAGCGGACGTAGTAGCTATCGAAGGGGGACGTGGCTGTCTCGCCAGAACCTGTGCCGGTGATCTCTACGACCACCCCATCGACACCAGGGTTGGCTGGTAGATCGGCAAACTTCTGCAGCTTACCCTTGACCGCAACCATGGCAGCACTGTTGAAGCCGTCTTCAGTCTCGATAGTGAAATCGGTGCTCTTCGAGATGTAGATGCAGGAACCCTTACGGTACACCGTGAAGCCCTCTGCGATCAGATCATCAAGGCCTGGACCAGTGGTGGAGATTGACTCCCCCGTCACGGGATCGGTACCGGTAGTGGTCACACCTTTGAACAACTTCTCGCAGATATAGTCCGTGGAGATCTGTGTCGTATGGGCTGAGACACTCCCATCAGGAGTCGTGAAGAAACCACGCACGGTGCCATTAATCAGTACCTTGTAGGTCTTACCATAGTTGCCTGCCTTGACGTTCACGAGAGCCTCAAAGGGCCGTGTAGCGGTCGTGGTAGCTGCCTTGGTAACAGTGACACCCTTGTTCACCACGAAGGTGTAGTCAGCCACAGTGACAGACGAGAAGGACTTAGCGGGGTTCGCAGAGTTCAGGTAGGTCTTCCCGTTGGGGAACGCTACAGTCTTCTCTACGCCAGCCACATCATAAACCTTCAGATCCCCATTGGTGATCACGGCGACATATCGCTCAGTGGCATCACGGTTGATCGTGTGGATGAAGCAGTTGGCCAGAGGGGTGCTCTGGATTTTCTTAAGGTGCTGCGTAGGTGGTCTCTTCTTCAACCCCTGCGAGACAGTGGAGAGACCATTCTCTTGGACTTCGCCCTGAGAGTTCAGTCGAAGGGTAAAGGGTTGCTGAGAAACACCGTTGACAAAGTTGGGAATGGAAGAAGAGATCAATGCCATGTTATCTGTCAATGACTCGCATTACCGAGTAATTGCTTGTGAGGATGTTGTAGTCACCGGTCTTTGCTTCGTACCGGCGCATGGCTCGGAGGGCACGGGCTTCGTCTTGCTCCGTGAAACTTCCGAGTGTGTCAGAACCCACCACTCGCTGCTGGAATACACGAGCAGAACGAACGGTGATGTAATGGCGAGCTGCCTGGGGCAACTCATTAAATTCGAGGAGGATCGTCAGGTCAGCCTTGATAGGCTTTGAGAAACTGTACGTCTTGTTCTTGCGGTCGTAGAGGCGGTTACCGCGAATCGCCACATCGTGGTCAGAGGTGTACGCAGACACATCCACTTCGATGGTGTTGGGTGCCACGAAGATTTCCCCAGTGCCTACAGCAGGCGTGAGGACGAACTCGTAGTCAGTGTTGAAATGCCAGCCCTCTTCTTGAACCTGAACTGCGACTTCAGCCAAGATTGATCGTGCTGTAACAGCATCCACTACACCCGTAGCGGCATCCAGCGAGTTGATCGGGGACTCGCCAATAGTACCCAGCATGATGTTGATTGCATCAAGCTCAGTGGTCAGAGTAAGAGCCATAGTAAATCCAAAAAATGAAAAAAAAGGGGGACCCCAAATAAATGAGATCCCCCTTAGGAGTGAGCCGTGATTAGGCGGTCTTCAATTCGATAGCGCAAGAAGGACGCAGGACACCGTGGCCCATAGCGTACTTAGCAACCATCAAGGTGCCCTGACGGCGGATGTCGTATTCCGACTCCATTGCCAGATCCATCAACTTGACGGTACCAACAGCATCCTTGGTAGCCACAACACCAACAGTGTTAGTGAATGCACCAGCATACTTGTTGCCAGTACCGGCTTCCAACGAACCGTTGGCGATAGAGGCACCGAAGGGAGCGTGGTTAGTCTTGACGATCTCGATACCTGCAACACGCAGGACCTTACCATCAGCGTACACACCAGCACCGCCCCAGTCCTTGTTCATGATCTTGGTGTTAGCAGCCAACTTGTAGTAGGCGGCAGGAGCCAAGAAAGCGACACGACCGTCTTCGCTGACGTTCTTCTCGTCCAATGCCTGAGCAGCGGCGAACAAGCCAGCAACCAGAGATTCGCCAGTAGCGTCACTCATGAGGGTACCGGAAGTGATCGCACCGCCACCAGCTTCACCAGTCACAGGCGAGCTACCGCGAGCAGCCAATACGGCCAACTGCAGCAACT